GCGCTTGTTTTTGTTGGGTTATGCGGCGCCTGGAGAGCCATAAATACCCAGCGGGTCCGAAGCGCCGAACGAATAACGCTCGCGTGCTTTGTAGCGGACATTGCCAGTATCAAAGTCGCCGTCCATACCGGTCGTCAGAGCGGTACGTACGAAGTGCTTCATACCGTTCGGGATGTCGGTGGTCAGGAACCATGCATCCGAGTCGGTCAGGAAGTGGTTGACGGCGTAGCCTTCAGGGATCGAACCATTCGTACGCAGTGCGTTGATGTCGTTATCCGCGGTGCCGACGCGCATATCAGTCTGCAACAGACGAGTCGCGGTGAACATCAGCGCGGTTGGTACAATCAACTTACGAGGGCGTGCCGCGATCATCAGACCACGTTCGTCGGTGTAAGCTGCGATGTCGATGACTGCCTGCTCAAGCGAGGTTTCGTTCAAGTCAGAAGCAACCGACGGGCGGTTCGAGTTTGTGCCACCAGCAACAGTCGCGTGGTCTGTTGCGAACAGGTAGGAGCCGTCACCGGTTTTAAAGGTGTCGAAGCCTGTATTCAGCAGTGAAGCTGCTTTAACCTGCTTGGTGTACGCCATAGCGCGGGCCAATGCCTTGGTATACCGAGCCGAGAGCGAGTCGTATAGGTTGTCTTCCATTGCCTCTTCGGTGATGGAGAAACCCATAGCCACGGTCTCGTGAGTATAGCGGGCAGTGAACGCTTCTTGGGCGTTGTCGTACGAGATGGCAGAACCTTCGGCCTTGACCGGGGCTGCGCCGAAGCCAGAGAGTTTAGTCTCTTCTTCGAACGAACGCTCCGAGTTCTCGGTTTCGTAGATTTCTGCGTGCTCGTTCTCGTACGAGTCGTATTCCATGCCGAACAGGGCGTTCAGACCAGGAAGTAGCTCTTTAAGGAGCTGGGCGCGTGAAATAGCCATTTGTCAGTTCTCCTTACAAGCCGACGTTGTTGAGGAAGCTATGCGCCGACGGGTTAAACTTAACCAGAACGTCTGGATAAGCATCGCCGGGGTCGGAAACATGAGCGACGATACGGAACGCCTTCGCGGTCGCTGCGACGGTGGCGTCAAGCGCCGAAGTCGAGTTACCGGTCGAAGTGTTACCTGTGCTGGTGCTTTGTACAGCAGCGAAGGTAGTGTTTGTCCCGATTACAGTTTGCGCACCTGCACCGTCCAGCTGGGCTTGGAACAGTACGTTCGGATCATCAACGACGTATGCCTTGATCGCGGTACCCGACGGAGCAGCGTAACCCGAAGGGTAATACTGCGAGTGGATAACTTGACCTTGGGCGTTGACGTATTCGCATCCAACGAACACACCGATCGCGCCTACGCCAGAGCCACCAAGGTTGTTGGTAGTGACGTCAGCACCCGATGCGGTTGCTAGAGCGATGTAACCGTCGGCACCGATAATCACGACTTGACCGTTGAAGATATTGGTAGCTTCACCGGCTGGGTCGATCAGATACTGGGACGTTGCACCAGCATACGGCAGGCCGTCGGCACGCTTGACGGGCTTGAGCCCGTAGGGAGCGGCAGTAGTAGCCATTTTCGTTCTCTCCAATCAAAGGTAAGTGGTTACTTACCGAAGTTTGTCGTCCGCGATTGCCGTTCCGGCTGGAGTACAGGCATACGCGGATCATTTTCGCGGAGGTAATTGCGATCAACAGAATCGAGCTGCTGGGCAGCTTTTTGTTTCATCTGTTCGCTACGATCCTCCATGATCTCAGCGGGGATGGAGCAAAGGAGCAGGCCACCGACTTCGATGTTGCCCTTAAAGCGAGAGCCGATATCCGACAAAACCATAAGTTCCGGATGGTCTTCAGCTTTCACCGGCGTGTATCCCTCACGGAAACGCATTGAGACGTTACGGTTGTCTGCCTCGCCCAGAGTACTTGTGCGAACCCAACGGAAAACGAGTCCGTCGCGTGGTTCGGGGGTAGGTAGAGCCGATGGACGTGTCCAAGTGCGTGTACGTTCCGCTTTTTCGCGGGTCTCCGCGGTTCGTTGGGTACGTTCAGCCATTCTTTGCATCCTTCATAAGTTGCGCAACGTATTGCTTATTGGAAAGCCCGAGCCGCTTTGCGATGGCGACTTGGGAAGGGGTCATCACGTATTTGCGCGGGTTTTTGCTGCTACGAGTAGCAGGCGCGACCGCGGGCGCAGACTTCGACGTTGGCCGTGATACCTCTTCAGTGGAACCATCGTCAAAGTAATCAGGATAGCGTTTCCGC